GGCGGAATGCACAGAGCATGGAAGGAGCATCCCACCGAAACCCAGCGTGACCAAGGCCCTTCGTTTGGAATTCCAAACAGAGAGCACAGGGAAAGGCCTGGAATCAAGATGTGATGCCACCAAACTCTGCACAAAACCGTGCTCACCCAAGTAAGACGGTACGGAACGATATTACTGTTCGTATCTACACAGGTCTTTCAAAATCGCCGGTTGTGTTTATCTCCACAATTCATTAAAACTCACGTACCTGATTACACCGCAATCAGTTTGCATATACCGTGTAGTTTCTAACTGAGAAACTACCAAAGAGCCATCCAAACACCTAACGGAACTGGACATTGCCCCGGAAGGTAACCGAAATCTGCGTGTCCTTCAGCAAGGCATAACCGCAGACGTACAGATAGGCACCAACGTTGGAGACGTTGGTCCAGTCTCCCGCTGTCGCGAGCCCCACACCCCAAGGCTGCGCATTGATGTAGCGGTACGAAGCACCGCCTGCTTTCATATGCGCAGCATTGGGGGGAGCCCACGCCTTTGGGAAGAACTGGGCAACAATTTCCCCATCGTTGTCCAATCGTGTGGCGACTGTTATTATGGCCGAGCACGCAGTGACACGAAACTCATGTTTACCAGCAGCCATGTTCTTGAGCTGGCCAAGATTTGCCAGGCTAACTCCCAGAACCTGTACAGCTCCATCATGTGGGATGGTGGCGTCAATGACGCCTAAAACCTGCATTGATTGGTTGACAGGTTGCCTGCGCCGGGATCTGTTCTGCGATCCCGACGTTTGCGCGCGTCGATTCACCATCAAGGCAGATTTTGTCGTGTTTATTTGCCTCCGCAGCAAAGGCAAAATCACGAGCGATGGTCGTAAATTCCTCGCGCCTGGGGTGGTGGCGGAGGACGAACTCCAGCTGCGCCACTTGAGCGACCAACTCAAGCCCAGGCTTACCCGAGAAGAAGCGGAACAGGGTTTTATCCCAGCTGGTGGGAATAGCTAAGCCTCGGCCATCGAATAAATGTGAACAAAATTCGACACCCGCGACACTATCCACAACAGCGGAGAGAGAACACTTGAACCCCAACTTGAGGTATTCGTCGAGTACACCGGGTATGTGCTTCTCGACACAATCGTCGCCCATCGCCACGAGATCCTCCAACCAGGACGTCTGGACATCCTCACCAGTCGCGAGAGACCTAGCTATTAGATATAGCATAGCCCTCATCCACGAATTGGTAGACGATGTACAGTACGAACCGGAATTTTGTATCCCATGGGTTCTCTGCGCGACCATCTTTCCATCCGAGAGCGCGTACACAGACGCGCCCGTTGCATACGCCCGAAGCCTAAGCATCGAGGCATACAGCGAGTCGGGCTGTGCACCCGCCGCTATCCTCCTTCGCTCAGCGTCGGCCCATAGGAGCCAGGGCTTGACCGACCAATCCCATCCTGAAACATCAGTCATGGCGAGCTTCCCGCGGGTATGGATTTGAGACAACCGTTTGGTGACAAGCGCCAAAGAGTCGTCGTCCAACCCAATACCAGGTGCGACGGGGAGTTCAAACCATTTTGATATCTCAAGATCGTTTTGATGGCCACAAAGCCACCTCTCAATCAGCTGGCTGCGCAAACTCACATTAGCTATGAGGCGCAGACGACCTTCGAGAAGCTTGGCTTCACTATGGGGTTCGTTCTTGATGAAGAGACGGACGGGGTCCCAGATACCGTGTTCAATAAGATCCTCGGCAGAAAGCCTCGGAAATTCCGTAGAAAAGATCGCCATGTATACCACCTGCTCGCAAACCATGTCTACAAGCAGGTCAAAGTGCCGGTTGAACACTTGACTGTTCTTAGAACAACCAAGCGTAGTAAAAGGAATGCCTGGGTTGGCATCAGCTTTCACATCGCAGCTTTTGACCGTGATGAACGGGCGGAGGCAGCCGCGGACTTCTTCAAGGCGCGCGCAGCATTGCGCTGCGTACGCCGAGAGAGCCACGACATCGCCGCCTCGAGGTTTGCGGCGCCAGATGGTATCGATGACACCACCTTCCTCAAGTCCTGGGGGGCAATAGTCGCTGCGAGTGGCACTAAAAGCGCCAGCGACTGTTGCAGCTCCTTTGAGAGCTCGACCGAAGTTGGTGTCAGGGAGGGGGTCGTTGTACGGATCACAGGTGTATCCGGGAGAGCCGAAGATGTGCCTCCGGGCGTGGATTCCGAGAGAATGCTCGATTCCCTCGCGTGTGGCTGTTGGCCAGCCCCGGCCTTTGATTTCCGGGATTTTCTCCTGGACTTCTTGGGGGGGGTTGCGGGGGGCTCGGCAGATGGGGTATCCGCGGCCGGTGTGGGTGCCAACGACATCGAGGACAATGCCGTTGGGGCCACTGAAGGGGGTTGGCGTTCCGAAGCGGTATCCCCCAAGTTTAAGCCCCCAGTGGGAGGGGCCATGGGAAAAACCGATTCGAACGGGGAGGAATCAAAATCCACCTCGTCCATTTCATCGGACCAACGGAAGCCGGAGAAATTGGTCCCATACCAGTCACACTTGTTCTGGTCCCAGTCACCATAACCGGAACCGCGAGTGTGCATGGTGCGGGTCGCACCTTCCTCGACAAAAGAGATCCGAGAGTTTGCCTGTTCCGGGTCAAAATCGTCGATGTGGGCGAAAGCGTACATATTAATGTCGCTTTCAGCGCCGCGTCGAGCCTGAAGAGCCCAATCGAAGGAGACACCCACGTTATGCGGGGACCACACGCCGGTATACCCAGCGGGTCGCACAGCATAGCCGCGAGTATGCATGCCCACGACGAGGCCAGATTCACTCACGATGGGTGAACCTGACCAACCCTTTTCGGTCGATGCGGTGTGGCGGAAGGCGAACATGTCGCCAGCTTTTGTAACCACGCCGAAGGATTTAACCATATCACCGGAGGTTACCCCAGTGACGGAGACAGACGGGCCAAGAGGAGTCTTAGATAGCTTGGCGCTTTTAACGCCAAGCACAGAAAAGATATGGCTGGGGATTTCGAAGACGACAAAATCCAGATCTACAGAGTATTTCCGGATGGCCATCTTCTCACGCATCTCGCGATCCATGACCACTTCAAGGTCACCGAGACACAACGACCAATCAGCACCTGTTTCTGAAAGGGTCTTGGCTACGTGAAAAGCCGTAACCAAGCCATCGAAACCAAAATGCGACGTTCGGAAGCCAGAACCAACCACTTTCCCGTTCGAGCTAAAGAAGAGTTGTCCTTTGGCCGGGGACGAGGGAACGAAAGTGGCACCAGGCAAGATGGCTTCAGCTCCACGAGTGTAGCCGGGATTTGACAGCGCAAGGCATGCCAAATCATTCTTGTTGATGCGAACTTGTCGCTCACTCCCATTAACTGTGATTAAGATATAAGGCCCGTTGACATCGAACCTCAACTCACCTTCCAACGCGACGTCGACCATAGAGCGCGTACGGGTAACTTCCATTACCTTTCGCCTCAGTCTATGATGGACGTACAAGCGTGTGACGGGGGAGGAGAGTAAGAGTAACAGGCGCAGTGTACTAAGCACAGCCACCTTTGTTCCGACTGCGAGCAGCACGAGCAAGCGCCAGCTCAGTTTGACGACGGGCCAGAGCACCGATCGTATGAGGACATAGCTCAGGATTACTCCGAGCACAAGCCGCATACAAACGCGCTCTAAATCTGCTTCTGCAGCAGATATGAGCCCGAGGACCAACTGGTGTGATTGCACCAGAGAGACGCAGCGGAACAGAAAACCATTCACTTCGCTCAACAGTGTTGAGACGAAGGAGCAAATATTAACAAAAAGAAAGGTTATGTAAAAATAAAGCATATTCTCT